TGATTTGTGGAGTCAGGACAGTAAGATTGATAGGACTGAACTCGGTGAAGAATCTATAAAGATTCCCCAGCTCCACCACAAGTATTATAAACACTTCAGTGTTGAGAGACTCACGTTGACAAAACTTCAAGAGCAATTAAAGAGTTTGAAAAAGGATAAATTTGAGTATTTCTCAGGAGTCATGGCCGAGGAAGATATGGTGGACCGTGGCTGGGAACCTAATCAACTCAGGATCTTGAAGTCAGATCTCAACATGTACATTGAAGCTGATAAAGAGATTATTGATCACACATTAAAGATAGCATACACCAAGGAGAAAGTTTCATTCTTGGAGGATGTATTGAGGGCCCTGAACACTAGAAGTTTTCAAATCTCAAATGCTATTAAATGGGAGCAGTTTAAGGTAGGCATATGATATCCATTAAGTATCTTGATGATGTACACTGCAAGGTAGAATGTGATTCGTCCACAGCTCAAGAGCTGGGTGACTTTTTTACGTTCGATGTGCCTGGGGCTAAATTTATGCCCGCCGTACGTAATCGGGTATGGGATGGTAAAATAAGGCTGTTCAATCAGATAACCAGAACTGTTTATGTCGGGCTAGTCGATTATATCGTTGACTTTGCTAGAGTAAGAGGCTATGATATAGAAAGTGAAGGTAAGTTAACCAGCAAGGTACCATTTGATATAGAAGATGTAAATCATTTGGCCCAAAGTATCGGACTAACAATGGAAGCTAGAGACTACCAGAAGAAAGCTGTAGCGCACGCTATCTCAAATAAGAGATCTGTGTTGCTATCTCCTACTGCTTCTGGTAAGTCTTTGATCATCTATATGCTAGCTCGATACTATCCTGCCCGGAAATTAGTTATTGTACCAACCACAGGTCTCGTCCATCAGATGGCGTCTGACTTTGCAGAATATGGATATACTGATGAATGTCATAAGATCACCGCCGGTGCTAGCAAGGAAATTGAAAGTGAGATTACCATCTCAACGTGGCAGTCAATTTATAAGTTGCCTAAAGATTGGTTTTCACAATTTCAAGTAGTGATAGGAGATGAGGCTCATTTGTTCAAAGCTAAATCATTAACAACCATTATGTCAAAGCTAGTCGTTTGTCCATATAAGTTTGGGTTCACGGGTACATTAGATGACTCTAATACTCACAAGTTGGTATTAGAGGGGTTGTTTGGTCCTGTTGAAAGTGTAATTAAGACAGCAGAATTAATTAAGCAGAAGTATCTAGCTGAACTGAAGATAAATATATGTGTATTAGAACATACCTTGAAGAACCGATCCGAACAGGTTAGGGCTACCTATAGAGATGAAATTAATTTTATAGTTGGTAACCGTCAACGTAATGAGTTCTTACTTAAACTATGTAGTGAATTGGAGGGGAACACCTTACTGCTGTTTGGACTAGTAGAAAAGCACGGTAAGGTATTGCATGAAATGGCATCTAAATTAGATCGCCGAGTTTTCTTCGTACACGGTGGAGTCCCAGGACAAGCTAGGGATGAAATCCGCAGTATAGTCGAGTCTGAAGATAGGGCATTGATCGTTGCGTCGTATGGCACTTTTAGTACTGGTGTTAATATTAAGCGTCTTAACAACGTCGTGTTCGCTAGTCCTTCCAAGAGTAAAATTCGGGTTTTGCAGTCTATCGGAAGGGGATTGCGTAGGAGTGACAGCAAAGTGGGGGTTCGTCTTTACGACATCGTCGATGACCTTCGAAAAGGGTCGTGGGTCAACTTCACCGCCCGCCACTACAGAGAACGAGTAAAAATATATAATGACGAACAGTTCCCGTATAAAATTCATACGTACAAACTAAAGCAGGAGAAGCAATAATGCCAGCTGGCTTCTACGGACTTGTAAAATTAATCAATGGAGAAGAGTTGATATCCAAAGTAATTAGTACTGAGGGTGAGACTATTGTGTTAGAAGATCCAGTTATACTGTATCGGTCAATTGCTCCTAATGGGATGACCTGGATCCAGTGCTCCCATTGGTTACTATTTAATAAAGCGAATGTTGTTGAGGTGAACAAGTCCATGCTCATCACGCTCGTTGGCGACCTACACGATAACGTAATCAATAATTACGAGAATTTTTTGAAAGAAGGTGGTACTGAAATGGATGAACGTCACAGAGAAGCTGAAGCTAAAATGCAATCTAAGGCAAGCGAGCTGATACGAGGTGGTGAAGCTAACACCACTATTCATTAATGGCTAAAGCAAAGCCAGCCCATTATGTTGATAATAAAGAACTTTATGCAGTTATGGTTGTGTTCAGAAAGGCCGTTGACGAAGCTGAGCAATCAGGAGAAGGTAGACCTAAGGTACCGGATTATGTAGGTAGATGTCTGTTGCAGATAGCCAACCGATTAGCCACAAAACCTAACTTTGCTAACTATACCTTCAAGGATGATATGGTTTCTGACGGTATTGAGAACTGCGTCAGTTATATCCATAACTTCGATCCGGAGAAATCAAGTAATCCATTTGCTTATTTTACACAGATCATTTACTATGCCTTTCTTCGTAGAATTCAAAAAGAAAAGAAACAACTATACATCAAGCATAAATCACTAGAACAATCTGTTGTATTCATGGACAATAAGGTAGATATTGGTAGCGATTACATGAATGACTTTGTAAAGAACTTCGAGTCTAAAGAAAAAGCTACAAAGGTAAAGCGTAAAGAAGCAAAAGGCGTTGAAAAATACTTCTAGGATAGATTATGAAACTTGCATTGGTGACCGACCTCCATTTTGGAGCTCGCAATGATAATATGAAGGTAGCACAGTTCCAACAGAAGTTCTGGAACGATGTCTTCTTTCCATACATTGACAAACATAACATTAGTACTGTAGTAAATCTAGGCGACACGTTTGATAGACGTAAGTTTATATCCTACACGTCACTGAAGTCTGCTAAGGAGATGTTGTTTGAGCCATTGGCCAAACGCAACATTCCAATGCATTGTATTGTCGGCAATCATGATATAACATATAAGAATACCTTAGAGGTTAATAGTATCAATCTATTACTTGATGGGTATACTAATATTACAGAGTATAGTTCTACTCAAGAAGTAGAATTTGACGGTACTAAAATATTGTTTGTTCCATGGATTTGTAAAGACAACGAAGAACATTCATGGCAGATGATAAACGAGACACAAGCCCAAGTTTGCTTTGGTCATCTCGAGCTTACTGGATTTGAGATGTATAAAGGAATGCCAAATTACGAAGGTCAAAACCCAAGGGCATTTGAAAAGTTTGACCAAGTATTTAGCGGACATTTTCATCATCGTAGCAGCACTGGTAGTATCACTTATTTGGGAACTGCATATGAGATGACGTGGTCATGTTATGATGACGCCAAGGGATTTCATATTTATGATACGGACACAAGAGAGTTGACTTTCATACCAAATCCGTATATACTATTTTATAAGCTGTGGTATGATGATACAACCAACAATATTAGTTTTCCTGCTGGTATGACGTATGAAGATATTGAATCATTGGGGATCGGCTTGTTTACAGACGCTTATGTTAAGGTAGTTATAAAAGAGAAAACCAACCCAGTATTATTTGATGTTATGATTACAGCTATCGAGAATGCCGGCCCCATTCATTTACAAGTAGTAGACGATCATTTACATCTAGATCTAGAAGATGATAATGATATCATCGATGAGGCAGAAGATACTATTACTATCTTGGATAGTTATATTGACAGCTTGGATATTAAGACCAACAAAAATGATTTGAGAACATTGATGCACCACTTATATAATGAGGCGTTAGCGGTTGAATGATTGAGTTTCAAAGGGTAAGATGGAAAAACTTCGTGTCCTATGGAGGTGCTTGGACCGAAGTTGATTTCACTACAAATAGAGCTACGTTAGTCATAGGCGACAATGGAGCTGGAAAATCTACTATGATAGATGCGCTTTGCTATAGTCTATATGGCAAAGCATTTCGAGATGTTTCTACCACCCAATTAATTAATTCTGTTAACACCAGCCATATGGTTGTTGAGTGTGAGTTTAAAATTGGTAAGAAGTTATACAAGGTAGTACGGGGATTGAAGCCTCGGATATTTGAAGTATGGCTAAATGGTGATTTGATCAATCAAGACGCTAACGCAAGAGACTATCAAGAGACATTAGAAAAGCAGCTCTTGAAGATTAACTACAAATCGTTTAAGCAAATAGTAGTATTAGGTAGCAGTAACTTTATTCCTTTTATGCAGCTTAAAACCAATGATAGAAAAGAAGTCATCGAGGACCTATTGGACATTGGTATCTTCTCTATCATGGGTGCCCTGTTAAAAGACATGGTGTTTGAAAACAAAGATGGGCTGTCGAAAATTGATGCTGATAAAAGTGTTGTTGAAACGCGTATTCAAATGATCCA